ACTCTTAAGAGTTTCGTTCTAGGTCAACAAATGCAGCAGATCGTTCTACAGCAAGACCGTAGATTGTGTGCAATACGGATTTGATACCGATATAGTCAACACTATCTTCCATCTTATATGTAGGCTTCAACTGAACAGCTAACGAAACAGCAGACTTGTGGAATACAAGGTTGTGAGTGTTAGTGCTGTCATCAACTACGTTGTTAGACATAAACATGTCAATGTTATAAACATTGGCAATCATATTATCACTACGAGTTGCAGTACCAGCTTTTCCAGTATTGTCGTAAGTGTTGTACTTGTTCACGTTAAGTAGGTCGTTCATCACCTTCGCACCAAAGACACCACATCGTTCTGTTTGAGGAACATCTGCAAGGTCAAGTGCTAGTACGATTGAAAGCATATCAGCGTCATCAGTCGTTGCACCACCAGCTACGTTTGTACCAGCAGAAGCGTGCAATGAAGCTAGATCGTAATCCATAGCTCTAGTTACAGCTTCGGTCTGAGCACCACGATAGGCTTCAGCAACAGCGTAATGAGTTTGTACTTTAACAATGTCATCTATGATGAATGCTAGGTACTTATGCTTGTTAATAGTAAGTTCAATCTCAGTTTCAGTTTCGTTATCATATGTAACGGCTGTTCCAGCAGCTTTATCCCTAGCACTAAATGTTGATAGGAATGGAATGTTTATCTTGTTACCACTATCTGATACAAGTTCGTCACGTCGTAGAACTTTGTCTGCGAAGTAAAGAGATTTGTAAAATGGTTTTTCAATTTTGCGTGTCCACTTCTCTGCAATATATTTTGCAGCAGTTGTAGTTGTAATAGGACCTGTAGCCATAATTAAGTTCTCCTGTTTTGTTTTTTATTGTTTATTTGCTTTTGTTTAAGCTAATTATATGATACTAGATTTAATTGACGTATACAACTATATGCCTAGCATAGTGTTGATCTGTCGGTCAATCTCATCTTCGTTCTTGTCAAAGTCCTCATCACCCATATTGGATATATCACCCAAGTTAAGTGCCCCAAGTGATTTTCTACCACCACCGTTAGGACGAACACCTTGACGTTTCTTTTGACCTTTAAGGTTCTTAGTGACTTCATCTATCTTATCGTCAGCAGCCTCATTAGCCCAATTACTCATATTCTTGACGTATTTACGTGCAAACTTCTCATAAGAAAGGTCTGTACGGCCTACTGTCATATGTGAAACAAGTGGTTTACCCTGGTTGTCTACAAGGACTTGACCTTGTTCGTTACGTCTAGGGTGTTGCTTGAAGCCTACTAAGTTAAGGTACATTTCATTGATTTCACTAGTTTTGTCAGCGTCAAACTTATCGTTCGGTTTGCCGTCTGGCTTCGTTTCGTTTAAGAAAGCTAGTTCTGGATCATAACCTAAGATTTTACTCTCACTGTCCAGATCTTTCCAGAAGTTCTGTTGTTTAGCAACGTATTTAGCCTGATTAGCACTGTGAGCACTTGCAGTTTGTGCATACTTCTCACGATCCTCTTTCAGTTCTTCTGGTTTGAACTCCTTATCCTCGTCATCATAGTTTAGAGGATTGTACTGAGGTAACTGGCTTGGGGTATCATCTTCAGCGTTGTCTTTCCTGATAGATGTGATAAAGTCCTCGTTCCGATCTTGCCTACGCTCTTTGCGTGACTTATTCGGTTTTTCTTCTTCATCATCTTCATCTTCAGGATCGTCTTTAGCTTCCACAGGTTTCTTCGGATCAGGTTCTTCACCTTCATCTTCGTCCTCTGGTTGATCCTCGTCCTTATCCTCAGACTTTTCAGGTTCATCTTCACCTTCATCATCTTCGTCTTTGTCATCTTCTTCTTTTTCGTCAGTAGTGTTAGCAGCGATTATTTCTTCACGCATTGCCTTTTCTTCTGGCGTTTCATCTTCGTCCTCAATCATAGCAGCAGCTATAATGGGATCTATGTGCTTATCGTTTGGCTTTGGCATTTGATTACTCCTTATCCGTTATCGCAGGACGTCACGCTTGTCCGTTTATGGTAGGACGTACACCTTTATACATAATACTATATTTTGACAAGAATTGGTGTTCCATCTTCAGCTGTACCCTGTAAACGCTTATAAACTCCCACGTTTTTACCATGTTCGTTCGGACCTTTATCACAATATACATACGGACCTTTTTGCTTCCATATGTGCTGGTGATCGTTATTACTCTTAATAATACTTTCAATATTATCCTCAGACATACCATGAGATTGACGCTTCGGTGGTGCTACGCCTTTATAGCGATACCACTTATCATCTTTAACCTCATAGTTCATACCTGTAAAGTCGGTCATTTTTGCGTTTCTAAGATGATCCTATACTGAATGTCATCTATTTCTTTAATGACTTCTGAAGCTATTGCAGCAAACCTCATAGCACTTTCAGGATCTTTTATGGCTAAATTTGTGTAAACTGTGCCGTCTGGTGTGAAGTGACGCCAATATTCTTTGCGTGCTTCAAACTGTGCGTCTACAGCCTTATATTTCCTAGATTTACCAATTCTAGCCCAATCACTCACCGTTGGACGTTTTTCCTTCGGTGCTTGAGTTGGTGGTAAAAATGGTGTTGGATCGTTAATTACTGTGTTCTTTGGTCCTGACATATTCGCCCTTTCGTTTAATTTCTACATTAGTCCAGCTTGCAACATTGCTTCATAAGCTTGCATTGCTATATCTGGATCTGTGAATTGATATTCTCCCACCTGTACTGGTGCTTGTGCCGAAGCAGAAGCTATGATCTCCATTATTTGTGGATCAGGTTGTCCAGTTGGTCCTTGAGGTTGCCCTTGTGGTGGCATTCCTTGACCTTGAGGTGGCATAGGTTGTTGAGGTGGTTGCTGTGGCATTGGCTGTTGTGGTGCTGGTTGCCCCTGTGGTGCAGGTTGTCCTTGAGGTGTCGGTGCACTTTCTTGCCCTGCTGGTGTAGCTGGTGCTTGTTGTGTAGCGTCCGTAAACATCTTGTCCATGAATGGTAGATCCATAAGTTTACCCATTTCACCAAAGACATACTCCCAATCAGGTACTTTACCTGTGGACTGTTGGTACTGGTCTAGTGCGTTCGGCATTTTACCAATTAATAGCCAGAACTGTTGCATTGCTTCAAGTTGCTGTTCTCTAGTCTGTTTAGCAGTTGAGTTGGCTTTAAGCTGGAACTTCGCTCTAATACCGTCAAATGCAGAAGGTTTTAGTTTAATTCTCATCTGGTTGCCACTTTCACTCATACGGATAGTAGCAGTCTGGTTATCTCGGTAAGACTTAAAGATTTCACCTAGATCGTCATAGCCACTTTCAATCAGTTCTTCAATCTCTTTAGAAAATAGATCTACTGGTATATCGTTAGCGACTGTCGGTAGAATTGAGTACATACCTTCAATCAGTTCAGCCATAGCACGTTCTAGCATACCTCGGTCAAAGTTATCCCTTGTGCCTTCACGCTCTTTAATCTGTTTAAGTGCTTCAGGTGTTTTACCGAAGCCTGGATCAGATGAACTTTCAGCATTACTTCTAGTATCGGTAGTACCTGCAATTGACTGCAATGCACCTTTAGCCATACCTTTGGCATTCTGGTAAGTAGACAATCCAGCGTTTGATCCCTCAAGCCGTTTTGCGTCAGGTGAGCCGTTAAACTCTATAACTGAACCTGGATCTTGGCTAATAGTGTGTCTTACTGCAGTTTGCATGTTAATCATCAATGCAGGAAATAGGTTTACTTTAATACCCTGGAAGTAGAAGTTGTCTAGTCCGTCATTAGCAAATTGCATAGGCATTGAGCGTTGGAAGTCACCGTTACCGTAGAAGCTGTCCAATTTAGGAATACAGCGTTTCATAACAAATGGTATTCGTGAGTTCTTGTGTGGGTTAGGTATTTCACGTATCACCTTAAATCCGTACTGAGGTAGGAAGCTAATCCAGCGTCCGTCTTTACCTGCTTCATATCGTGTAGCAATTACAGTTTTACGTGTGGACTGCTTCATTCTCTCTCGGTAAGCAATTGTATCTCGCTTGCTGTCGGCTGTATGAGTAGCGTTTTTGATCTGTGTCATAACGCTTTCAATAGCTTCTTTATCCCAAGTGTCATCATCTTCGTCATCAATAATATCTTCAAAGAAACGTGGTGACTTCTCAGCTAGTCCATGAACATAGTCCATATCACTAATTGAAGTGAAGCCACTCTGAGGTATAAACATTCTCGGTGACCATAGCCAACAATCAGGTCCAACATATCCAGTGCTTTCATTCACGTTAATGTCATAGTGCATAGGCATGTAGTTGTATTGGCTTGAGCCATACTGCCAGATAAACATTTTAGTCAGGAAGTCAAACTGTGAGTTAGCGTTAGGATAGATCCACTTATTACGCAAAATATCCAAGAACATACCCTTGCCATAGTCCTTTTTACCAACTGCCATAGTTTCACCTTCAGGTAATTGTCCTGCTACACGTGCTGCACGCTCTAGGTAAATCGTTGCAGTCATGTTATCAGTCAATCCGTTGCCAGTTTTACGACTTACTGGATCGTAGGTTTTACCCATATCCATAGCTTCATAAGCGTCATAGTCCTCAATTGCACCGTCATGTTGGTCAATATCCTCTCTATAATCCCTAGAAAGCTGTTTTTCCTGTTTACTCATGTTGGTCATTTCATCTAAAGTTTTACTCATTTTTGTTTCTCCTTAATTCATTAACCCATAGGTGTTAAATGTTGGTTTTTTGTAT